ACTGAAGAAACTAGACAACAAATAGCTGATGAAAGTAATAGAGCACAAGACAGAGAAGATGCTTTATCCAACGAAATTCGTGACGAAGCAATTGATAGAATGAGAGCTGATAATGCTTTAAGACAAAGAATAAATGATGTAGATGCCGCTAGAATAGCTAATAATATTAGAGTTTATAATACTATTATGAAAGAAAGAAGAATAACAGATGATCAGATAGATAGAGCTCATGATAGAATGGATTCATTAAATCAAATATTTAATAATAAATTAGAAAGCTTAGAAGAAGAATCTGTTCAAAAAATTAATGATATGGCAAATGGTATTTATTTATCATTAGAAGAACAGGGAATAAATGAAATGCAAGCTAGACAAATGTTAGAAGATAGAATAATATTTTTAATGGGTAAACAAAATGCTTCTTTGACAGATGCTATCAATACAGTTCAAGAAGATTTAAGAACAGATTTAGCTCAAGCTATTGAAACTGCTGCAAATGCTAGAGAAGAAATAATAACTGAGTTAAGAGGTACAACAGACACTTTAGAAAATAATATTAGATCAGGTTTAGAAATAGCAAGACAAGAAAGACAAGCATTAGGTAAAAGTATAAGTGATGAAAGTAAAAGAGCTAAATTAAGAGAAAGAAGTCTTTCTAAAAGAATCAGCAGACAAGCAGAAGATCAAGAAAATTTGTCTAATAGAATTAATATTATTGACACTGCTAGAGTGGAAGGACAAATAAAAACAAATCAAAATATTAGAATATCTAATAAACAAGCTAGAATTGAAGAAAGTAAATTGAGATCACAAAATATAAAAACAAGACAAGCTCAAGAAAGAGAAAAAAGAAGAGAAAGAGAAAAAAGACAAAAACAAATTCAAAACTTAGCTAAAATATCTAAAAGAAGATTAGAAAAAGAGAAAGAAGAAAGAGCAATTAGTGAATCCAAAATTACAGATAGTATTGATGAATTACAAAATGAATTAACTAGTGTTTCTACAGATTTAGAAATGCAAATTCAAAAACAAGATACCATTAATCAAAAAATGGTAGATGCTATTAGAATGATGGCTCAACAAAATAAAGATTATGAAAATCAAATCAATAAATTAAAGAAAACACCAATGGGTGTATTTATGAATTAAAAAACATTTTTACCAGTTACTAACTCTTGAACAATTAAACCAAAAGTTCCAATCATAGCTAATCTACCATTAGCTAATTCTTTATTAAGTAACTCTGAATTATATTTATCTTCAGAAATATTTAATACATTACCAGGTTGATAATCTTCTTTTAAACTAAAAGATTTAGCAAAAGGATTTTTCCATCCTTTTATCATTCTAAAAAATTCTAAAGTTATCATACTTATCCAAAAAGGTAGTTGTTTAATAAAATCCATACATGATAAAAAATTAATACCTAAATCATCAGAATTAATTTCAGTAAATAATATAAAAGGAAAAGCTAACATAGCAATTCTTCCATGATGTAATTCTCCTTCTCTAACTAATTTAATAATTTCATTGGGTGAATTACTAGTTAATTGAAATGGATCAAAATAATTTAATGGTTTGATATCCCCAACATAATTAAAATCTGTGTTTGGTTTACTGACAGAAGACAACATAAAACCGTTAATTTGAATTATTAAAATTAAAAATATTATTATATTAAGCATTTTTTAAGATTTTATAATTTGGGGGAACAAAACATCAAATCGTTGTTGTATCAATTTTTTTAATAAATAAGATTAATCTATTTAAAAAATATTTATTAATTATAATATATTATGATCGAAGTTTTAGCAGAATATTACAATATTTTAAATCAAAAGTTGTCAGATATTCCATATATTCAGGAATTAGAAACCAAATATAATTTAAAAAAAAACTATCTTTTAATTTTTTTAGGATTATTTGCAGTCTATTATTTAATTTTAGGTAAAGCAATTGAAATTATATCTAATTTATTTTGTTTTATCTATCCAGGATATAATAGTTTTCTTTGTTTACAAGAAAGCAAAGATAATGAGAAAAAAAAATGGTTAATTTATTGGATAGTTTTATCATGTATTAATAGTTTTGAAATCTTAGGTTTTATGTTACTATCTATGATACCTTTTTATTATTTATTTAAAATGATAATTGTATATTGGTTAATTTCAGATAAAACTAATGGTTGTTTAGTAATTTATTACAAAATTATTGAACCATATCTTAAAATTAATAAGGATTCAATAGATAATTTAATAAACGACACCAAGAATACTATTGATAAAGTAACCGATAATCTAAAAACTAACTTATCTCATTTTGATGAATCGGGTAAAAAAGATGATTAAATTTAAACGCATAGTTTATATTTAAAAAATATTTTAATTAAATAATTTAATAAAAGAAATGAATAACCAAAATAAAGATAAAATAGTTGCAGCATCTAGAATTCAATCTTATTGGAGAGAATTTAGAGCTTGTAAGATTTTAGATAATTTTAATCGATTTAATTTAGAAGGTAAAGGAGATTCAATATCATTTGATGACTTTACAAAATTAATGATGGACAAAGAAATTGTCAATATCGCAGGTAATTTAATTATTGCTATTCAGTCTAGATTAAGAATTGATTTAAAAATTAATAATAGAGTTTTTCTATCATCATATTTATTTTCCAAATATCCTAATGAAATTTTAGGAGAAGAAAGTAAAAGAGATAATTTAGCTAGTCAAATTTATTTTTATAGTAAAATTTTATCAAATTCACTTAATAATCCAAGTAATTTATCTAGATTAAAATTGATAAATAATATAGGAATGAATATGTTAAATTTTTCTTTAACATTTTCAGTATGGAAATTAAGAGATAAATCAGAAATGATTCAAAATATGATGTTAAGTTATTATCAAAGACAAGTTCATATCGATAAAATTATATCAGGTGAATTAGATGGTGATGAAACACAAAAGATTAATTCTATTAAAGAATTAGAAAGACAACAAGATGATTTATTGAATAGTATAAAAATTTTAGATAGAAGTTTTGATGTAAAATATTTTAAAGAAAATTATTCAAAAATATATGAAACCATGGAAAATGATTATGCTAAATTAAAAAATGCCTTACAAAATAATATGAAAGTAGCATATTTTGATTACATTAAAGAGGGTATGGATAAAGGTGATTATAATCCTTTATTAGCTTTACTAACTGAAGTTAGAGAAAGATTATCAAATATCGTTCCTCAAAAATTAAAAGATGATTTAAAAGAAAAAATGAATATTGATGAATTGAAATCAAAAATTAATTCTCAAGAATTAGAAAAAGAAGATATAATTAAAACAATAATACATGCCATAAATTATGTTGGTAAATTACAAGCTCCAATAGATGATGCCAAATATAAGATATGGAGAGAAGAAGTTGCCAAACAAATGTTAGATCAAGATGAAGAATTTAGTGAAATGATTCCTCAAATATTAATTCAAATTGAAGAAAGAATTGATAAAATATATTCAGATATTTCATCATTAAGTGTTAAATAAATAATTTTGATTTTGATTTTTTTTAACAGTATTATATCCATCATACTGTTAAAAAATAGATTTAGATTTTTTAAAAATGGTATTATATATAGAATCTTTAATCGAAAATAAAGTGTTCAAATTAGAAAATTGTAATATAAACAGTCAAATATTAAATATAAAAAAAGAAATACAAAGTCAAGAACACGTACCATTTGATGAACAAGTATTATATTATAACAATCAAATTATGAATGAAGATGAAGTTGTATCATCTTATTTAAAATATGAATCAGAATTGATAAAATTAGTAATTATTGAAAAACCTTTTCAAATTAAATTAAAAACAATGTTTGATAAAGAAATTGTAATTAAAAATATTACATCGCAAACATACGTAGAAGAAATATTTTTAATATTATTTTATTATTATGAATTACATCCAGATGATTTGATATTAACTTTTAAATCCACTAAATTAGATAAATATAATAAATTATTTTATTATAAAATAAAAGATAATGATTTAATTAATATAATTATTCAAACTAAAACGGGGTTTTTTTAATGATTATCTACTGAAACTTTTTCTTTAACAACTTCACCATCTTCATTTTTAACTTTTGAAGATTTAAATTTGTTAAATTGATAAAATTGTCCTGAATATTCTACATCATCTACGCTAAATGAGTAGTTTTTCATGACATCTTCTTGAAGAAGTTTATCCATACCTTCTTTGGTATCAATTGTTAGATCTCCACAACCTAGATAACTAATTTTATCTTTCTTGTAAAGTTTGTAATAGAGAACTTCAGTTCCTGTGTTTTCTGTGATAAGATCAATATGTGCTTTTTTGACATTATTATAATCAGAGTCAGGTGTTAGATTATTCATAGTAAAATAAAGTCTGTAATGTGCATATTTTACTAGAATTTCTTTATTTTGTTTCAAAACTTTTAGTGCTTCCATAGAATGTTTTACATCAGTAAAAACTACAAATCTTGCACCTGATTTTGTTTCAATATTGCTATCAATACCTTCAAATTCTGACAAATGAAGATTGTCAAAATTAAAACTTTCATCTACTGATTTAATAAGTAGAGTTCTTCCTGCTTTTCTAAATCTTTTCTTATCTTTATTTTGTTTCTTGCTATCCATTTTTTCTTTTAATGATATTTATATATAGGGATTTTGCTTTTAAGTAAATATAATATCAATTTTTTTCTTTAAATCATTAAATTATTATTTAAATACTCATAAATTAGGTGTATCTGCTTGATAAAAATCACAAACTTGAAATTCCATATAAAATAATTTACAAGAAACTGAACTATTGCCTGAAATATCACCTTCTTTAGAATTTGTTACATTAATTCTAACTGCAGTTTTAAAATTATTAATCATCAAATCATCAACCCAATTACTATAACTTTCATAAGAATGTTCTACCTTTTTATTTGTATTTCTATATTCTGTATTACCACCTTTTAATGGTAAATTGTAAATATAAGTTTTACAATTATTATTAAATAAAGATGGACCACATGGTCCTACTTCAACTCTTAAATTTCTACTAGTTCTACCATTAGTATTATCTGAATAAATTGCATATATTCTTGTTCTTCTAATAATTTTAGGATCTTTTTTAACCTGACTAAATTTCATATATCTATCATTTTCTAAAGATTCTGAAATACCTCCACCAACATAAAAAATATCAGGTTTTGTTGAAACAGTCAATGCATTTTTATTTAATGGTATTGGATAAATTATATGTCGGTGAACAATTTGAAAAGGAATTTTTATATCACCAGGTTCACCTTTTTCACCTTGAATACCCGGATGTCCTCTGACACCTGGATAACCTCTATAGCCAGTTAATCCTCTGGGTCCTAAATCACCATCTCTACCTGGATTTGTAAAAATAAAATTTTCAATTAATTTATTTTTTTTTATTAAATAAACTTTTTTAATGTAATTATCAAATATATTCATGATAACTATTATCAATATATTAGAAATTAATTTTCAGAATATATTAAAGACTGAGTATTTTTACCTAACCAATTATTTTGCACAATATTATTATCTTTTAGTAAAGATAATAACCATTTAGTAAATAATATTTCATATTCAATAATATTATTTAAATTAAAAGATTCTATTTTTGCATTACTGTTTTCTAATTTATACATCTTTTTTATATTATTAATTTGATTATCTTCTAATCCTAATACAAAAATTATTGGATCATTTTGATATAAAGATGTTTGATAAAATCCATGAGAAAATGTATAATAGTCAATAATTGTAGGTGGTTTTATCATTAATATTTCCATAATTTTATTACAAATATTACTAAATATTTTCTTATTATCGTACTTACATACTATATAAATTGAACTTTCTCTTGATATATTTTTTATTTTAATATCATTAGTTGGAATTTTTATTTCTATATTAGAATTGAATAATTTAGATATTACTTTATATACTAAAACAGGTCCTAATATTCTAACTAATGTATCATCCGGTTTTTCTTCAGGATAATTAATAATTAAATTTGTTTCATCATTTTTTATTTTATTAAAAATATCTTTTTTTCTGGAAGATTGGCTTGTAATTAAAATAATATTATTAAAATTCCATTTAACTATAGGCTTATGTGTATTTGGAGATAAATTTTGAGAAATAACAATTAATTTTGATTTTAAAGGTTGTTCTAATTTACTAAAATAATCAATAGGTTTAAATTCTATTTTATTTTTGAAATAATTTTTAAATAATTCTATGAAATAATAACAATGAGTTTCTGATGAACCTATTCCAGTTATTATATATTCTAGATTGGATTCTACTTTTAATGATTTTATATCTAAATCATGATTAATTATATTTTTTAATTGATTAAATCTATTTTCTAAACTACTAATACCTATAATTTCTGAATAATTAATCCATTTATTTATTTCTATTTTATTACTTTTTAATTTTTTGTGTAATAAATTATATGAAGATTCACT